TATTCTTTATTAAGTGTCCAGCACCTTTATCACGAAGGTAATCTAGCGCTTCTTCTTGATTAGATGCTTTGATTCTGGCTGTTATAAAATCAGTGACTTTAACACGAGCACCGCCGTACTCTTCTGAACATTTAAAGTCTTCCATTCCAGCCGCTTCCATTGCCTCAGGTATTGATATCTCAGAAAGTTCTTTTTCAAGTTTTTTCAGTTCCTTTGTTTCTTCTTCCAATCCTTGTATTTTCTTCTGAGTATCTGATAGCTTGTGACAAAGTTGTCCGATTATATTAGTTTTTGATGGATCTACATCTATACTAATATTTACGGAGTCTTTCTCTAAATCTATAGCCATAGAACTCTCCATTTAATTAATGAGATTACAGAATAATAATTGTTACTTGTAATGTCAACTAAAAAATCATATTATATGGGATAATTATGGAGATAAAAATGCAAAAAAATTATAAGTTTAAAACAAAACCTTACAAATATCAGCTAGAAGCCTTTAATGAAGGTAAAGATCGCTTACATTTCGCTTACTTTATGGAAATGGGTACTGGTAAAACAAAAGTAACTATCGATAATTTAGCTTACTTATACCATTGTAATAAAATTAATTTTGCTTTAGTAGTAGCTCCTAATACAGTTTATCAAAACTGGAAAAGAGAGCTAGACATACATTGTCCTATAAGCACATCAGTATTTACTTATAAAGTAGATAAAATAAAAAACTTTAAGTTTGATAAAGATAAGATGAACATATTTCTTATGAATGTCGAAGCCTTTAGCCATCAATCTGGTAAGACTGTTGCAAATATGTTATTAGGTAATTACGGTAATAAAGGTTGCATGGTCATTGATGAATCTACCACTATTAAAAATAGAACGGCTATCAGAACAAAAAACATTGTTTCTTTAGGCCGTAAAGCAAAATATAGAAGAATCTTAACCGGTTCACCTATAACAAAAAGTCCATTGGATTTATTTAGTCAAGCTAATTTTTTAGGTAATGATTTATTAAAATGTTCTGACAACTTTTATGTATTTCAATCTACATATTGTATCTTGAGAAAAATTACTAATTCTGCTGGTAGAGCTTTTAATTTAGCTGTGGGTTTTAAAGATTTAGGAAGGTTAGAAAAAATAGTAAAATCTTTTTCATTTAGAGTTAGAAAAAAAGATTGCTTAGATCTACCAGATAAAGTTTATCAAAAAAGAGTCATACCACTAAGTCCAAAACAAAGAAAAATATACGATGAGTTAAAACAAAATGCTAGAATTATTATTGAAGATAAAAAAGTTGAATACAATACAAAAATAACAGAGATTATCAAATTATTACAAGTGACAGCTGGTTTTATCAAAACCGAAGAAGGTGCTATTGAAGAGTTCGAAAGTGCAAAAATGAAAGAACTATTAAATGTTCTTGAAGAAACTGAAGGTAAAGTTATTATTTGGGCTAACTGGGTACATAGTCTTCAAATGATTATTAAAGAGCTAAAGAAAAAATATGGTAATGAAAGTGTTGTTGCTATTTATGGTGCTATACCGAGTCAAGAAAGAGAAGAGGCCGTAGATAAATTTCAAAAAGATGATAAAACAAGATTTTTTATTAGTAATCCACAGACAGGTGGCTATGGTTTGACATTAACAGAAGCTAATACCGTTATATATTTTAGCAATAACTATGATCTTGAACAAAGACAACAAAGTGAAGATAGAGCACATCGTATTGGTCAAGAAAATAAAGTTTTATATATAGATTTAGTAGCAGAAAAAACAGTAGATGAATCTGTAATCAGAGCATTAAATCAAAAAATAAAACTTAGCGCTGAAACTTTAGGTGAAGATGTTTTAGCTTATATATAGCAAAATTTGGGGGTTACCAATGGGTTAGGTAGTCTTTAAAAACGCCTATATGAGCCCCTCAGGAGCTCGTTTTTTTGGCAAAATACTCAAAAATTAGCCATTTTGTGGAATTTATCAACTCTTTCTAACCAGCGCTCTTCATACTCATTTAACTTATTTTTATCCATAATAAATTCTTGAAAAAGTAAATCTTTAGTACAAACAAGAATAACTCCTTGTTCAATATTACCATATTGTTTTTTGTGAGCTAAACTATAAGCTGCAATTTGATAATAATAATCTTCAATCCATTCTTCTCTTTTTGGTTTGTTAGATTGTTTAAAATCACCTATAGTAGGTTTATCTTTGTAATTACATACTAAATCTGTAGAGCCTGCCCAACGATCATCATAGGCTAAATTTATTTCTGTGCCATAAACTTCAGATAAATCGTTTAAGTTTTTTACAATCGTGTGCGCCATCATTCTTGGTAAATGACCGTCTTTTTTTAAATTAAAATAACCTATACCATTCATGTATTGTTCTAACACATAGTGCATTTCTGTGCCACGGGTAGCAGCTTGGTTCGTGATTCGTGCAGCTTCTTCATGTCCTACACGATTCCTCCAGGCTTCTAATGATTTTTTTTTATCTTCAGATTGAGTGCCGGATAAAATTGTGGTCACACTAGGAACCTTTTTGTCTTGAACATTATAAGTTCGTGGTCCGTCGTTATCGTTTCGGGTATAGTTTTTATAATCGTATGGATAAGTTCTCTTGAAACCGGTAACTGTAAAACTATTCTGATTCTTTATTAGTTTCATCTCGCACTCTGTCATTATATTTTATTACTTCTTTAATTATGCTTAAATCTAAACCATAATACAAAGCAGAGTGTGTTATTGCTTTAGCATCTTTAGGTAAGCAATGTCCATCAAAACCACGTTCTTTTGTTACTTGACTGTGGCTTTGTCCTATTCTACGATCTAAAACTATGCCCTTTCTTACATGATTAAAATCAATACCAGACACATTACAAAAATCATATACTTGATTAAAAAATGCAACTTTTGTAGCTAGATAAGCGTTTTTAAAATATTTAATTGCTATAAGTTCTCTTGGATCGGCTTCAATGATATGCGGACAGCTAGGAAAAATTTTCTTAAATAAACTCACCCAGAAAGCTGTTTCTTTGCCACCTATCATTATGTACTCTTGTTGACGAAGATCTTCTAAAGCTTTTTCAGCTCTTAAAAATTCTGGAGAAAAACAAATGTTTTTATCAAATCTTGATTGTATATAATTCCAGCCTTCTAAAGATATGGTGCTTTTAATTAGAATAGGCACATCAGGACAATCTTGTAACACTTCTTTAATATGTATTATATTACATGCACCGTCTATACCGCTTGGTGTAGGTACACATACAATAACAGCGTCGACATCTTGACTAATTTTTCTGTCATAATGTTTTGGATCTATTATCTCTGTCTCGTGATAGTTTTGTAAAATGGCAGCATAGGCTCTGCCTACGAAACCATAACCAGCAATGGCTATTCTCATTATTGTCCTAGTGGATTATTATTTTTTATTTTTTCGTGTATTTTACCTAACTCTGACTCTACCCAGGTCGCTAACTCATCTTCTACTTCAGTCAGCTCGGAATCTAATTTATCAAGTTCTACATATAATTCGTCAATGGCTTTACTACTGTATTGAGATTTTTCTTCAACCTTACTAATTCTTTCTTGTAATATTGAAGTATCTGTTTCTTGAAAATTACTAACGGCTTCTTCTGTATGTTGTACTCTCGTAGCTAGGTTTGACACCCAGTAAACTGTTGAACCTATCGGCACTATCGCCCCCAAAACTAGACTCAAAAGTAAACCCGACGAGATCGTAAGCGTTTTGTCCATAAATCATCTCCTGTTGTATTGACAACGTTTCAGTTATTTTAATCGTATCTTGCAAAACTTGCAAATAAGCGTTTGGTAATATTATTTGGCCCAATGTTTCTACGCTTACAGTATTTTTTTGATTTTTTTGTTTAGATTTTTGCACCACTGTTTTACTCTTTGTTGTAGGGTTTTGTTTTTCAGCGGTGGCTTTTTTAGAGTCATTTTTTTTACTTTTTTTATCGTTTTTAGGTTTATCTTTTTTGACGACTTTACTTTCGTCGGCTTCTTTAGAAACGGATTCTTGTACGTCTGATTCTGATAGTTCGCTTTTTTCATCATTTCCATCATTTGATGCTGTCTCTTCTGGCTCATTATTATTCTCCTCATCGCTTATTTCAGCAAGATCTTCGTCCATATTAATTTCTTTTAATTCTTCAGGTTGCTCTAAATCCATTTCTGCATCAACCTCAACCTCAACAACCTCAGGCAACTCTATTTCGACTATTTCTTGAATCTCTTCAACTTCATTTATTGGAGCTAAATTTTCAACATTGGGTACAGAAATATTTGTAATAGGTGCAACGCTAATTTCAATTTGTTGTGGTATTTCAACTTCTATTTCAGGCATATCAAGGTCAGTGGCCATGTCCATATTTATATCAGGAACTGTTACTTCAATAGGTGATATTTCAACTATAGGCTGATCTAAAATAATATCATTTGTAATTGACATATCTAAATTTATACCTTCTATAATATTTTCTTCAATAACCACAATAGGTTCTATTATAGGTTCAATTATAGGCTCAACTACCAAAGGTTCAATTATTGGTTGAACTACGATAGGCTCAATTACCACAGGAGCCACATATTGTTCTGTAGTTAAAGTTAAACTTAAATTATCAATAATGGGACCGTACCAATTACTAGAGTTGCCAGTATCATTACCTGTAATAGTTAAATTTAATGACGCCTCGTCTGTGTTAAAATCACCTATTACATCTTTAGTAAAAGAGTAACTTTCCCATCCATCTTCATATGGCACAGCTGTAGTTTCTGATAACACCTCTGATGTTGATTCAGTTGATAAGGTAATGGTTGACACCACTGTGTCATCAGCTCCAGCATTACACCATTGACTGCCACTATTACCACAGCCTATAGAGTCAAAATTTATATTAATTTCCTTTATTAAATGATTCTCAGACACGCCTGATATATCTACATCTTGACTAATATTACCACCTTGATATCTAAACCTTACACTTTTAGACGCTGAATCAGAATAAGTCGCAGGGTCTCTTTTAACCTTATCTTGGTTATTGTCCGAGAGTTCCCAACCACTAGTATCAGTGGTAAAGTTTGGGTTATTGAGTAGGTTGTCCGAGGTTGTCTCGGCGTGGCTTACTAATATTGATGTGCATGACACCAGGAGTGCCCACAATATTATTGTTTTCATCTAATATCACCATCCCTCTTTCGATGTATATTTGTTTTGCTTCCTCACCTATCTTACCATCTATTGGGCAAGGAGAGTTAGAATCCCACATTGCCTGCCAGACCCGTGGGTCCTGACACAAAATACTGGTTGCGCTCACACGTAATCCAATCTGTGCGAGAGCCCTACTGAGCTTTATCCTCTCACATGTTTTGTCCACGACGTGAATACCAGCCGATGCATTAAAAATACCTGTGCCGATTGCGCCTGATCTTACCACCACACATACATCAGAACCACCACCAATAGAGATTGAAGGTGAGATAGCTGTTGCTGGAGGCTGGTCTTTGTAATAGATATTTGAGTCGGCCGCATGAATAGTTGTAGCATGTGTAAATATTACCACCATTAGGGCTATGAACAATAAGCGCTTCATTATTTCATTTTCTCTAAAATTGTATCAAGTTTATTAGAGTTTTTATTTACTTGATCCTTGATGTATCTAATTTCTACTTCCATTACTTGAACTTTATCTACTTTAGCTTTAATTAATTCTTGTTCTTTTTTTAAATCATTTATTGTTGCTGTAGATGTGCCCCAAGCTATACCTATTAAAACAAAAGGTGAAATAATATATATAATGTTTTTAGGTTCAATATTCATTTAAGTCTGCCTATTTCGTAATTCGTTTCTTCTAGCTATCATTTCTCCAAGTGGATCGTTTGGAAAGATACTTTGATAGTTTAAAGTAGGTACTTCTGGTGGTCTTGTTTGAGCTTGAGCTTGAGGTGCTATTGTCTGTGGCTCGTTATTTCCAATTTGCACTGGATTAATTTCAGAAGTTTCAGCTACTTGTTCTGGAATGACTTCACCTCTTTCTTTTGCTGCATTAACTTCTTGTTGTTCTAATAAAGATCTATTTGCGTATGTTCTTTCTACACCGTCTTTGATACCTTGATGTAACCCTGCTAGATTATTTTTTTCTTCAATAGGTGCTTTTTGAAAAGCAGTTGTTTTTGGCATAAAACTTTCTCTATATTTTGAATTTATGTCAGACGGTTTTACATTATCAGTGTTTGGCACAATCATTTTACCGCTGGTTAAGTAATTTATAACCATTTCTTCGGTTACTTCAGGCACATACTTTCCCTCAAATGCAGTAGGATCATCGTTTGATATTTGATTTACCAGACTAATTAAAGCTTGTCGTTTTTTAGGTGTGGTCATACCAAAAGTTATTCCAAAAGGAATATTCATTTTATTTTTGTTAGCTATTGCTGCTGCTTTTTGAGCGGGTGTCAAGACCTCTAATAAACTACTAGCAATTTTTGGACTCATGACAGCTCTACCGATAAGCACTGCGCCAAATAAAAGACCTGCTGCAACAGGTAAACTCATAGCTCCAAAACCACCAGCTAACATACCGCCACCAGTAATAGCAGTTACACCACCTAATTGTAATCTTCTTTGTAAGAAGGTACTAATATCACCGTAAGAGGCTTCACCTTTGGCTTGCAATGCTCTCATAACACCATCAAAATCTCTATAATGTGCTCTACCTTTTGCACCACCTCCAAACAATTCAATAAATCTGTCTTTTGCACCAGGTTGACTGAAACCTAAGGCATCATCAAAAGCTTGATAATTAAAAACACCAGTTCTAGCAGCTGAAGCATCTTTTATCATTAAGTTTTCCGCAGCTTCTCCACCCGCTTGATCAAAAGCCTGTCCTACTTTTAAGGCTTTTTTTTGTGTTGGCCCAAAAGCTGAAGTTCCTGGAACAGTGGGTAAATGTTTATCTATAAAATCATTATCATAAACTTTTTTAATCATTTGATCTCTGTTTTCTTCTGTAATTTGATTTATACTTAGCTTTGATTTTAAAACACTAAACTTGTCTCTGTTCACTCTTTCAAAAGAATTTATAAAAGCATCAGTGACTGCTCTACCAGTAAACCTTTTAAATAAAGTATCGGACTCTCCTACGATTTCTTCAGCTCCTTCTTTTAAACCAGCAGCGGTAAATTTTTGACCACCTTTTTCTCTAACAGTTTTTCCCGCTAAATCTTTAAACCCTGTTTTAATAAATTTTTGTCCTTGTGCTAATTTATCATCTAAACCTAATAAAAATTTAAACTCTAATACTTCTTCCACAGAACCATTTTTTACCACTCTGTTAGAAATGTCATTGAACATTTTACTTAAAACTTGAGATTCGTCTCCAATAAGACCAGCGAGAGAATTTAAACTTAAAAGTTCACTATCGTACATTCTTAATGCAGTTTTTAATCCTGACACGCCTTCTAAATTTCCAATAACATCTGCAAAAAATTTATTAGCTTTTGCTAAATCTCCACCAAATTCTGTTAACTGTGTTTGAGTTTTTTCTAAAAACTTTTGAGCAGCAGCATCACCTTCCGCTTGTTTAATTGCTAAAAAATCATCATTTAGTTTTTTATTTTTAGTCATAAATTCTTGTGAATAGTTTTTGTTTGCTACTCTTCCAAAATCTTCTTCCATGGCTTTTCTTAAAGCAGGTAAATATGCTACTAATTTATTATTTTTACTAAGTTGAGCCGACAAACCAATTATTCCATGTAAATCTTCTTGAAAACCTAAATATTGTCTAGGTGTTATGTATGCTAGTTCTTTTTGATAACTTCCAAGACTGTCTAATTGATTGAATAATTTTAAAATAACATCGTCACTATCAGATTTATCTACACCTGGAAGTTTCATTGATTCTCTTTTATCTAAAATATCTTTAACTACTTTTCTTACACTATCCGTTGGTATTATTGCTGGGTTACCCATCATGTCGCTTTTTCTAAGTAATTGTTCATAGTTAGCATTTATAGTGTTTCTAAATAAAGCGTGATTTTTTTTAATAGTTGGATAAATTTCTTTTCCAAAAAGATGAGTATGAAATATTGGCCCAAAATCTCTTGTTAAATTTTTAAAAACTTGTTCTGTCATAGCTGTTGCTTGTATGGCACGTTGTTTAGCAATAGAAGAACTTATAATAGGTATTTGCCCTATGACTTTTGGGTAACTGTTTGTTAATTTAGCAAACGCACCATTTTTATTACCTGTTAATTCAACAGCGTTTAAAGGTAGACCTAATTCATTGGCTTCTTTAGCTGCCGCTTTTGTCTCTGCGCCTCTTAACCCAAAAACAGTTCGTCCTGTAGCTTTTAACATTTTACCCACAATTGGACTTAAAGCAGTACCGGCTGTATTCCATATTAGCGCATTGGTCATTTCTGCTAATACAGCTGTCTGACCTCTTTCTAAAGGGCTCATTTTATCAATTTCTCTATCAGATATGTCACCTAAGTCATATAAAACATTTGATGCTAAACCTTTTGCATACTGTTCGTACTCGTATACTGCGGCACCACCACCAGCTCCTAATGAACTAACGGCTATCGCTTTTGCTTCAGTAGCACCAGCTTGACTAAAAGTAAACCTTCTTACCTTGTCTGCATTTGTTGAAAAAAAATCGGCAGTATTTTTAAATAATTTTCTGAGTGGTTTAAATCTTTTACCAATAGTTTTTTCAGTAATGTTACTTAAAACCCTACCAAATTTAGACTGAGAAACTTTAAAATTATCTGCTTCTTTTGCGTTATTTGCTGCTGCAATTAATTTTTTACGGTCCATGGTATAGACTGTAGCGGTTCCTAATAAATCACCTGTAATTACATAACCAAAATTTGATGAACCACTTGGGTTTCTTTGTTGTTCAGCAGCTGTAATAATTTCCTCTTTTGCTGTATCTCTTTCTTGAGCGATACCCATAACATTATTATAGCCTTTAAGCTTGCCACTTCTAAAATACGAGTCCAATACCTCAACCTGTTGTTGATTTAATGTATTAGGGTTTAACTCTTTATTGTCTAATAATTTTTGTATTCTTGCTAATTCTTGTTGTTCGCTCATATTATAACCCTGTAATTGATTTAAGAACATCTAACGATATATTTGGATCATTGGTTTTTTCTTGTTTTTTCAACTTTTTTATTTTAAGTTTATATTTTATAATTGATCTAGCTTTTGGATATCTTGCTACAAATTTTGCAATTTGATCACCAGTGCCGTTTTCTAGTAAAACATCCATTGCATTGTTAAATTTCTGATTTAATTCAAGCCCTAATTGTTTATATTTTCTTTCAATTAAAGTTGGATCTTCGAAAAGTTTTGAAATTTCAGTTAGTTTACCCGCTTCTTCAATATCTTTTTGTGTTAATCTATCTTCAGCTTTGTTAGCGTTAGCAATAATATATTTCATTTTAACTTGAATTATTTCATATCTAGAGAGAGCATCTTTTACTCTAGCTATTTTTTCATCATAATCTGCGTCTTTTTTATCTCCACCATAAACTGAGGCGTATAAATTAGCAACGAATGAACCACCTTTTGCTTGTCTGGCTTTACTTATCGCTTTACGATAATCCGCTAAAATAGCATCTTTTTCTTCAGGCTTAGCATTTTCAACAAGAAGTTCCTCAATATCTGCTCCATAATAAATATCGTTACTCATTAATTTTTGTAAATTTTGTGCGTAAGAAGTGCCTTTTCCTGCCTTTTCTTTTTCAGTAAGATCTACCCCCAATATGCTTTTAATAGCTAGTTCAACACCAACACCACCACTTATACCTTTTGCTATAGCTGTTTGAGGTCCACTTTTTAGATTTTGACTTAATGCAGCAAAATCTTGAGTCAATTCAATACCCGCATATGCGTAATCTATTTTGGTTTGCGCTTTTGTTCTAGCATTTTTATCAATATCAAATTCTTCGTAGGAAATATCTTTACCAAATAAATTATTAAATGGAACAAATTGACCTTTATGCTCTACAAATAAAATGCCAGTGCCTTTTTGTCTTTTACCGACAAAGTTTTGCACTCCTCTGTAAAAACTATCATTTCTAACTTGAACATTTAAAGTCTTATCAAGTAAACCTAAATCAACACCAGTTTCTGATTCTTGTTTATTTAATAACATTTTATAATATGCTTCATCTAAAGCAAATTCCGCATCATACATTGTTTTGTATGCTTCTAATGTGCTTGTGTTTTTGTTTTGTAAGTTTCCAATTTGTGCGTTTAAAATTTCTTTATCTTCTGCTAATAAATATTTATCCATGTCTTGCTCATATTCCATGTACTTTAATGCTAAGCCTTCATTTAATGCTTTTTCGCTTTCTAAAATTTCCATGGCTGAGTCTACAGCTGTGCCTCCGGCTCTTCCTAATATATCTAAAAATCCAGACAGCCCTTGTTCATAAGATCTTCCAGACAACATATCTAAGCCCATTTTTAAAATAATATAATCTAATTGTTTTTGATTACCATCGTAGCCTGACATCTCTTTAAATTGATTTTTAAATTCTTCGTATGTTTTAATTTGTGTTTCATCAAGTCTTTCTTTCATCTGTGCTATTTTTTCTTCTGTAGCATCAAAATTTTTATCGATTGTACTTTTTATAGCATGAAAATTACTTGGGGGCATTTTTTTCATAGTGTCCCTTACAGACGCTAAAGCTAGACTGTTGCTATATAAAGCTTCATCTACTTCAGCTTTAACTACTTCACGATCATTTTCAGGTGCTATATATTCCGTTGCTGGAGAATCATCTTTATCATCAGTAAGTTTTGCTAAATCCATATTCATAGATTCAGCATCAGTGCCTGTTGGTCCCGCATCACCAGCAGTACCTTTTTTAAAATCGCTCATATCCACATCGGGTATAAGATCTTGATTTACAACATTAGGTTTTACTTGTTGATCAAGTTTTGGCGTATTAACATCTTTATCTGCATCAATTGCAGCTTTTAGCATCGCATCATCAGAAGCTTCTGCTGAACTTATTAAATTAATACTAGGAAATTTAAAACCTGTATCTTCTTTTTTTACATTTCCATCTCTTAAATCAGGATTTGGCTCTGAATCAGCATCTATTATGTTTGGGATTTCCTCTTGAAGTATGCCTGTTGTAACCCCTGCAGCTTTTGTTTTTGTGCCGGTGCCTTCTCTAGTAACTTTAGCTATTTTGTCAGCTGTATTATCTAGTATTTGTTTACCTTTTAAACTACCAAGACCTTTTACCGCTTTTCCTGCTTCTCTAACACCAGCTGGTAGAAAAAAACTCTCTGCGGCAAGTATACTTGCATCAGAAATTCCACCACGAATATCTCCTTGTTTAAACTTATCTTTCATCTCAGGGATTCTTTCAGCAGCATCATAAATTCCTAAACCTGTTAATCCGGTATTAACATATGGATTACTGATTGCTTTTCCTGTCGCTCTAACAGCTTTATTTGCTCTAATACCTTGGTAAACAGTACGTGCTACTGGAGCTAATCTTGAAAGTATACCCAATGCTAAAAGAGGTAATGCCATTACGCGCCTCCTATACCTGTGCCACCAAATATACTGTAAGCTTTACCAGCTGCAGTAGCTAAACCTGTTGCTTGAGCTAATGGATTAGTTCCAGGGGCCGTGGATGATGTCACCTGACTCGCCGCAGTTGGCAGCGCTGTCATAATACCTTTTTGGAATTCTAAACGTTGATAGGGCTCATAAGCTCGTGCTATATCAGTTTGACGTTGTGCTGCTAAAGCTTGTTGTGCCAAGTTTCTTTGTGATTGACCTACAGCCATCTGTGTTTGTAAATCTTGTGCTTGCATAGCTTGTTGTTGTGCACCAAAAGCACCTAATTGTGAGGCTACATTCATATCAGTTTGCACTCCTAAAGCTTGTTGTGCCTGAGCAGCTTGTAGGGCTTGTTGATAATTTCCTGCTTGAGCTTGACCAACAGCACGTTGTGTTGCACCCATGAGTTCTGCTTGTTGCACACCTTCACGACCACCACCAAACGCGCCTGACTGAGCAGCTTGTGCTCCTATTTGATTTGCTTGCATAGCTGATTGTCTATTAATTTCATCAATAACAAATTGGTTATAAGGGTTTAAAAAAGCATCAACATTCGGTAATGCAGCAGCTTTGGTTTGTGCACCCAATGCGGAAGCGATTCCTTGATTAACAGCCGCTGTACCTGTACCAGTGCCTGTTGTCGCAGTTTGATAGGCTTGTTGTTCAAGAGCCGAGGGTCCTGCAACTTGATATTCAGGAATGTTAATCGGTCTATTGGTAACTTCAGCAGCTGTATCATATAACGCTAACTTACGCGCTTCAATTTCAGGTGCTTCTCTGCTAAAGGTTGTTTGTGTTTCAGCAGGTGTTGATCCACCGCTACCACCACCACCAAAGTATTGTGTTAAACCTGTTTCATCGTTTACCGTGCCACAGCCACCATGAGCAATAAGTAATTTTCTTTCGTACTCATTAATATGCGCTAAATGCACATCACCGTTTTTACCGTGATTTGTAATATCAGAATAAAGTTCTTTGAATAACTCTATTTTTTCTTCTATACTAAGTTTTCTTATGTCTGCTCTCATAAATCTTTCTCTATTTGTACATGTGTTTTCACATATCCCTTTGGTTTCATAATTTTTTCCCATCCTGGTCTTGCAAATAACTCCATTTTTTTACAACCTTGTTCTTTAGCCCATGCTTCTAAATCTTCTACATGGTGATGCCACCTTTTCATTTGTTTGCCAGTCACGATTCGTGCATCACAAACTCTATAATTAGGGTAGCTTCTTAATTCAGTTACAACGGTTGCAAGAACTTCATCGGTTTCGTCAATCACCAACCAGAGTTGCATGGCTCCTTGTTTGCACATGTCTTTGATGTCATCTACATCAAACGCTCCGTTTGTCTCACAAGCCAGTTGGACTAAATCTTTTGCTAAAGGCCAAACTTTTTCTACTTCAAACTTTGTAAACTTAATAAATTTTGTTTGCATTTACGCGCTTACCAGATCGTATATCCTCTTTAGTTGATCTTGTTGATTGTAAAAAAATGCAGCTCCCTTTTTACGCATATCTTTAAAGTCCTCAGGATTTGCACCTGCCATGATGCCCGCTCCAAGGATGGCATCTGCACGAGACACAAACTCACCATCGGCAAGTTGTGCTAACATGGTATCTTCATCTTTGTCACCAACACCAGATCCGTCTTCGACATATCCAGATGCTCTGACATAATTATTTACATCATTTTCATCTCTTTCTATTTTACTGGGTAGATAGTTTACTCCACCTGTCGCATATTGTGCTATACCTTCAACAAAAGCACCTTCTTTTGCAGTAAACATATTTTGTGTATTTACAAAAGTAGGAGTGGTATTCATAAAACTTGGTGTAGTAGGTGTGTCATTAGAATAGTCATAAGTTTGTCGTAAGCCACTTAAATTAGCAAATTGCTTATCGTATATTTTTTTTCTGTCTTCTGGAGTTAGATTATAAGGATCTGTTGTACTTACTTGAGGTCCAGGTTTATTCATATCTGCAAGAAGTTTTTGTGAACCAAAAGCAACACCAGTACCAAATTGTGTACTTGCTTTTGACAAATAATCACCTGCTTTGCCTGCTGCTGTAGAAAGAAAGCTTGATCCTTGTAAAGGTGCGCTACCGTAGACACCCAAGCCCATATTAATCGGAGCACCTGACCCATATGCTGCTGCGCTTACCCCTTCTTTTAAAAGATTACCGCCTTGACCTTTGATTGTTTCTGTCAACACCATGTCAGAAGCCTGTTTACTTAAACCAGCACCTAAGGCTCCCGTTGCATATGAACCGATACCTGTTAAAAACGATGATTTTAAAGCATCCCCAGTAGACGCACCGGATAATTTAGCTAATGCAAAAGTTGTTCCACCGGCTATAAGGGCTGTTGCTAACATTGGGGCCATTAAAATAATCTCCTAATCTTATTAAGATAAGTTTACCCTTATTCTTCAGTGCTATCAACACTACTAGGCTTCATTTCGTCCCACAAACGACCTGTATATTGAAACTCACCTACATGAGTTATATAGTCCATTATATAGCAATAGCATTTACCACCTATATCACGCCACAGCTTACAAAAAGCAAAGTCTTCACCAAGAAAACGTTTGTTTTCTTTATCATAATAGGTGTCGAAGAAGTTATACAGATAAGGTTTTTTCTGTAATTTGCCGTCAATCAGGCTCTCTTGGTGTATCTCCATATCTGGATAAGATTCAATTAAAGTATCAAACACTTCTCGTTTGATAAGCATACATCCAGTGGGTGCATGAGTTACTTCAATAACACCTTCACCCTCTACCTCTATTGCCTCACTATCCTCTAGCCTTAAAGGATAAGTATTGCAATTAACATGTGCTTCGTGAGCCGTGGTTACTTCGCCGTGCAGTATCTTCTGAATGAGTCTGTCGAACTTAATATCTTTTAAAGGGTAAGGCACAGAAATGACGTCCTTGTCGGCCTCAAGCATACTCCATATGCTGTCCGAGGAAAACGCTATATCTGAATCTATGAAGAGCATGTGTGACATTTCACTGTTCAAAAAAGAAGCAGTACATAAGTTTCTGCCTTGTGTTACTAACGATGATTTTATCATTTCAAACATGACTTTTACACCTTTTTCCATACAGGCTTTTTGAAACTCTAGTAAGCTTTGTGTATAATGAATTGATACATCTGAGTGCACCGGTGTAGCTACATAGATACCTAGTTCTCTCTTTTTGTTTAACCATAAAGGTTTACTTGGATCTAGCATTTAAGGCTCCTTCTAAAAATCTAGTCCACTCAATAGATTTTTTTGTCCAATTATAAAATCGTTTTGTGTAATCTTGTTGTAGTAAAAGATGTTCGTGTATTTGTTTATCGTGTAAGTGATCCATACCCCCTTTTATTGCATAAGCAAAGTTTTCCGCTAATCTTTTATAGTTATTCGTGTAGTTCACATAAATTGGAAATTCAGCACAGGTCTCATACAAAGCGCCGTAATTGGTGGTTACACAGTATAATCCAGCAGCCATAGCTTCAAGAGCCGAGATACACGAGGTCTCTTCCCAAATACTAGGATAAGCAAACATGTGGTAATCTTCCATTTTATTTAAAATAAAACTATTAGGCTGATAACCAATATAATTAACATTAGGTAACGCTCTTGCTTGATCATATAAAGCCTTCCAATCCGAGTCATTATTATGCGCAAATTCTTCACCATATACCTCACAACTACTGTAGACATCTAATATTATATTTTCATTTTGCAAATACTGCATGGCTAATAATAATACATTTAAACCACGCCAAGGTGTTGGTTGAAAGACTAACCTAAGCGTATCTCCTTGTTTATACGGTTTTCTTTTTGGAAAACTAGTGACGCCATTTTTAATAACATGACATTTTTCGGTTGGTATATCATACATCATACGAAACTTTTCATAGTTCCAATGTGAGTTGAATACATACCAATCGTATAAACGATGATTACTTTTATCTGTAAAAAAGGGTTTGATATTAGGTTGGTCGTAACTATTTTTTTGCCACAAGATGTTTATCTTGTTTTCATCAATAGGTACTTTACCGGGTATAGATGTGCAGATTTGAAAATGACTCAGCAAATACTGATCTACTCGTGCATTTAAAATATCATATTGTAACTCTGTGCCACCTTTTGGCTCACTCATTCGTCTCCCCAAAGAGATCAAGTTTAGGAACAATGATAGTTACATCACGTCTAATGTCTTCTTCTTTGGTAGAAGTACCAGCATCTGCTACATCTGCTTGAGCCTCTTCTTCAGAAGCATATTCTAAGCCTGATTTTTTATTAGTGATTTTTGTCTTTGCTTCGCAATCAATAGTAATAGTCATGGCGACATTTTAACCATTTTCTTGGGATCGGTCAATTTGAGCGTATGAAATGACACCTGATATTTTTGCTGCTGTCTCTGCGGTCATTTTAAGTATATCACCCTCTTCTAATACAAGCGTATTCGTAATAATGTCTGTCGTGCTCACCGTAGCTATATCTTGGTTACCAATCGTGTGTGTAGCAGATGCTGAAGTGTCTGTTAATTTAGTTGTTAATGTAACAGCACTACTATGTATGTTGACTGCTTGTATTTGCTTAATTAATAATCTTGCATCACTAGGTGCAGTTAACACTGAGGTTTCATCAGTATTGGCTAAAGTAAAACCTTGATTTTTGTATTGTATTGTCATGAAATAAACCAGTTAAAAGTATCTTGTTCGTTTTTAAAATCTGTCTGAAAAGAAAAATTAAGTTGATTTTTAAGTGTGGTCAAAGCATCCATAATTTGTCTTTGGTTAGACGCATCGTATTCAGGTTTAGGTTCTGGTATGTTTACAATTATTTTAGCCATTATCTTCTCCCGTCTGGTTGCACATCTGCTCTAAAAGAACCAAATCGCCAGTTTTCATCTTGAGCACTGTTTTGTATTTTAAGTGATGCAAATCTACCTCTTGCTCTAGTGTCTATTTTTTTAGTTGATGAGGTTACAGTAAATGGTCCTAATGAAGAACTTGATTCGGTTTCAGATGGAAAGTCTTTAAGCTGTATAGTGACTGTCGCATTACCACTTAATACTTTAAAGTCTGGTAAAAAACGTCTTATCTTAATAAAGTTCTCACCTTGCCCACCTTGATCATCTAAAGTAAAATCACCTGATTCAATAAAAGCATCAATGCTCTGCACAAAATTTCCGTTATGATCAGATTCGTTTACACCTTTTTCGTGTTGGTAAACAGTTGTTTTACCTAAATTTGTACTACCCCCTTGTATAGTAGGAAATGTTGGGGTGCTTGAACTGGTAAACTCTGTTGCAATAGGGTTATCAAATAAATATTTATCCACATAAGCAGTTCTTGATAATGAACTTGTTGTCCAAGCTCCCTCACGGTAGTTTAAGGTTACACACCTATCAATCGCTGTAGAACCTGCTTTAGGATAAAACCAATTGATTTCTGTAAATAATGAATTGTAATTACAATAAACCACTTCACCAGAATCATAGTTGATACCCAAATCATCACTATCAACATTAGTAAATACAAAGTCTTCTACTGAACAAGGTAGTCGTTTAACAGTACCATCAAACACAAAGAATCCACCTGACTCACCCATCCAATATACAGCACCGTCTACATAGACAAGTGCGTGTTGACCAATCAAACCACAGTTAGAACCTACCTGTTGAATATTAAAAGTAAAAGGTGGTCCTACAAACTGCATCGTATAAGCAGAAGTATCTGTTAATATAAAAATATAATCTTTTGCTCGTAAGGCTCCTACTATTTTACTGCCAGAGTCTAATCTAAAAGTACCCGCACTATTGGTAGATACAGGTGTATAATCAGTTCTATCTTCTTGATCACTAAATCTTATAAACATTTTGTCTTGAGTACCTGCGCTTCCTACTGTTGTTTCTGTGCCTAGATGAATAAGGTGTCTATCTCTACCTGACACTAAAGTCATTACACTTGCTGTAGGATTTGTGGTAGATGCAGTAGCTCGTGTCTCTACGCCACTAGTAGGATTCCATTCAAATGTTTTACCGTCATGTACAGTAGCAATTAAAATTGAACCAAAATTATCTAAAGCCCAATTTGCTGGTTCTATTGTTACATCAGTAGTCGGTGCAGCATTACCCCATGCAACAAAGTTAGTTGCATCAGTGACGACTGCCTCGTCATTATGTGCTGCTCTGGTAGAACCTAAAGCCGCTCTAGTAATGCCTGTTAAATCATTACTGGAAATGCCTGTGTAAGTAATTAATTCTGAACCTACCAATATGTGTCCAGACGAACTAAAACCAGAAGTAGATGTTAATGTTACTGCTGTGCCCGAACCA